GTTCTTGCCCTTTGGTGTGCCGTCTCCAACTACCTGGTCGATTGAGATACCGGTTAGATTTTCGATTGTTTCTACTTCGTTTAGCGTTAGCTGCTCGAAGTCGATTGCCTGGTCACTCATGTTTGTTCCTTACCTCGGTTTTTTTGGCTTGTATTGTGCTGCCAATTTCTCGACTTGCTCCTTGTAGGTTGCAAGTATTACCTCTCGATTGTAACCGAGTGCTTTCGCTAAGAAGGGATTTGGAGAGATGTTTTTGTAAACCTGATACTGCTTGTCATACAGCCAACCCCAGTGGATTGGCCCGGCATACGGAACAGAGGCGCTACCGGCTCGCACGATTGCTGTGGTGACTGTTGACGAAGGTTTGATACTTCGCACTAGTCGCCCGGTGCTGACGCCTTTGAACTTGGCGTCTCGTTTAGCCTGGTTGGCGACGATGTTTGCCGCTTCGTTGTTCGCTGCTTTTAGAGCTGCGTCCGGTGTGCCCATGAGACCGAGCCATTCCGCCGTAGCACGAACGCCGTCGACCTTCAGACCATTGTTCTCAGAAGTGAGGTCATTGGCCTGTCGACCCGACGGCGTCCGCCTTGCCATGAGTGTTTAGGCAGTTACGTCGACGGTTACGCCGTAGTAGAGCTTGGTGGCTACGTCGAGCCCACTGTTTACTACTCGGAGCGTTACCTCGAATGAAGCGTCCTCACCAGCGGTTAGTGCTAGTGGTGGAAGTTCGTTGAACACGACTGAGCCGGTGTAGCTCGGGGTCTGTGCGCCTGCGGCGGTTCCGTTTGGGTTGCAAACGAATGGAACCTCAGTGCCAAAGTTCTCCCAAAGTAGGCGGTAAAGCGAGGTCGAGTCGCCTGAGACGATACCCGAGAGCTTTAGAGACCATTCTCCGTTAGGGCGAACCTCGGTCATGGTGCGCTGTCCACCAGGTGCGTCACCTAGAGTCAGCTCGAACATGTTGATGTCTGGAGCGTAGGTGTCTCCGTCGAGGGTGAAGATGATGTTTTGACCGACAATGCGGGTCGAAGCAGCCATTTGATTTCCTTAGATTGTGATACGCAGGTCTACTCGAACCGTTGCGGCCAAGTATTCTGCGTTATTGGTTTGCAGTGTGTAGGGCTGACCTACGTCGACGAGGCCGGCGTATTGTGGCAGAGCCAAGATTGTGTCCTGGATAAGCTGGTCGAGTGTTTCTGTTGCTTGCTTGTTTGTTGCGGTCTGACTGACCAGCATTAGGTCTAAGCCCATGATGAACTCTGACGCAATGCTGGAACGGGTCAAATAAGTGCCTGAAGCGGCTATGACGATAACCGGGGGAATGAAACGCTCTGGAACATAGTCCATAACTTTCAAACCCTCAGCGGTCAACACAGCGCTAAACTGTGCCTTCGCCGTAGTTAGTTCGCTTGTCATACGGCAAAGCCCACGTAACGCTCCAAAAGACGACGAGCGTGGTTCGAGGGGTCAAGTGCCACTCTCACCGGTGCTCCGTCCATAGAAGCGAATTGTGCAACGCCGTTAGGTGCACTGCGACGGTGGAACTCTTCAGAGGCAACGTTGAGCACAGATAGGTCGATAACCGACTGAGGCACTGTGGCCTCGCCAATGTAAGACTCTACCCAGGCAATAGCCAGGTCGAGGCAGTCGTCAACGAATTGAGACTCCTCAGCCGTGCCAACGTATTCACGGAATTGCTCCACCGTCACAGTCATAACGAACCTACTAAGCGGTTACGTCGAGCTTGACGATTGCACCGAAGCGTGGAACAGCAACAGCCATGTAACCGTAGACAGAAACGCTGTCGGTCAAGGTTGTGATGTCTGAGTCGGTCAATCTCGCAGGCTGGCCAGCAGACTCCATGATGATTAGAGCCTGGCTGTTTGCCATGTAGACGGTTCCAGAAGCCAACGAAGGGTCGACAATGATTGGAAGACCAAAGACCGAGCCCGATAGGCCTGGAATGTTAGCCGAACCAATGGTGTTCGAGCCGTCGCCGTTGGTTGAAACGATTGGACGAGCGTCCGAACCGGCAACCTTGACGATGTTCACGTAAGCGTCGGTTGCGGCCAAGATGAACTCTGGGCGTAGACCGGTCTGACCGAAGATGTAAGCAGCGCCGTTAGCGATACCCTCAGCCAACGAAGCAGCAGTGCCGCCGTCAGCGTCGAAGGTCTTACCTGACCAAGATAGAGCTGCAAGAGTAGCAACTACCTTAGCGTTGGTTGCGCCTGCGTAAGCAAGTGACAGACCCTGGAAGACCTGGTCAAGGGTGTTGACTTGGCTGCGCTCGATGTATTGCTTGGTGAACGAGCTGTAACCGCCGTAGGTCTTGACTGGGACAGAGATGGTCTCGAAGGTTAGGTTTCCGAATGCGAGGGTCTCGCCTTCTGGGTCCTGAACGTCCACTGCGAGAGTGTTCGAGTCAATCTGTGCGTATTCAACGGTTAGACCGGTTGCCGGTAGTGGCGCACGGCTGAATGCTGAAAGGGTTGGGCGGTTGTTGGCGATTAGGCCGTTGATGTAACCGAACCATGGTGCAACGATAGCGGCGTCTGCCGAGGTCGAAGCGGCGCGGAATAGTTCAACTGCGTCAGAGTCACCAGAAACGGCAGCCTTGACGTATTCGCCCTGGCTCTTGAAACGGGTGAATGCTGGAGCGGTTGGAGCGGTTGGAGCAACGTTAGCCTCAACGGTGCGACGTAGCTCGGCTACCTCGTCCTGGATTGAGCGAACGTCGAGTTCGATGTTTTCAGACAAAGAAGACTCACTTTCGGGGGTAGGGGTTTCTTCGACTTCAGGCTCAGCCTGCTCGTCTCGGACTTGGGTAATAGCAGCGCCAGCAAAAGCAGGCCATACGACGGCACTTACTTCCTTGAGCGCTACTTTGGTGCGAGTAATCACGTTTCCGTCTCGCTTTTCTTCAACCGGGATAAAGCCGACTGAAAATCTATCTACCGAACCCGAGCGGATAAGCTCGAGCACGTCGTTGCCGAGAGAAGTCGGAGCAATCTTGCCCACAATTTCGTAACCGGCTTCGGTCTCACGTCCTTCAATGACGTGGCCAATAATCTGCTCGTGGTTCCAAAAGAGTTTGACGTCGTCGACGTTCTCAATGGCTCCAGGCACAAAGCGTTCAATGTATTTGCCACCGATGTCAGCGCCCTCGCCGTATGGAACGGCTAGACCGGTAACGGTGCGCTCTTCAGCGTCCTCGAGGCGCAGCTCGAAGTCACGTGTTTCTAGGTTCAAAGGTTTTCTCTCTCTCTAACCTCGTCCACGGTCATGAATGGCTCACCAGCAAGGGCAGTCGCATACATGTTAAAGCGGCTCTCCATGTCGGCAGCAAAGAGGCTCTGGTAATCAAAAGCCACTCGAGTGCCACGTGGAAGGCAGTTGCTCAAGGCTTCGGCGATAACGTCCGTGTAGGCCATGAGCGTGTGTCTGTAAAAGACCTGGTTCTCGTCTTGTAGGTTCGTGTAGGTGTCGCTCGAGCCGTCAACACCGGTCAGGAGTAGTCGGGCAGGGATACCGAACATTCTTGCAATCTGCTGGACGCTCTGTGAAGCGACCTCGGTCATGAGAGCGTCACGTGGCGATAACTGAACGTGCTGGAAGTCAAAGCCATTAGCGAGAACTGCGATTTGGCGTGTGGCCTGTTTGGTGTGCCAGGCTGCGGTCATGGCTTCGGCGTCAGCTGCGGTTAGGTCACGGCTCGACTTGATTACACCGGTCGGAACGCCAGACGAACTGAACCAATTTGTTTGATAGTCACGTAGGTCTAGCGCTGCACGAACGTCAGGAGCGCAACTCTCCAAGATTGAAGTGCCTCGAGCGTAACCCGAGCGTGGCATGAGGCGCAGGTGCTCAATGTCCAGCGAGGTGTAGGTCTTGTTGTTGTAGTCGAAAAGTATCTGTGTGCCGGTTTCGTCGTAACGAACAGTCACCGCCCAGGCAGGCAACTGGAACACCTGAACGATACGGCCTTGAGAGTCGTTCTGCTTCAACAGGTAGGCGTTGCCATACATGGCCAAGTCAACGACCAACTGATACAGCAAGTCTCTGCGAGTAAAGTCAATCGACGGACGGTTCACGAAAATCGGGTTCTCAATTTTTTGGCTAATCCCACCGGCAAAGCGGTAGGTCTCGAGATACATTTTCGACACTGGTGTGGCTAAAATCTGAACGGCACGAGCTACGGCTGTAAGGGTAAGTGCGGTTTCGGGGTTCGCCTGCGTCGTTGAGCGAGGCGGTATCACCGGCGGAGTAGTGCGTGTTTCACGCTGTCCGAGTATGCGTTGCAAGAAGTTAGCCACTCATCAAGTAAAGCCCCCCTTTACAAAATAAGCAAATTAGAACACGCCGATAACTGACTCCTCTTTGCTCGAGGCAACATATACGGCGAACAGGGTTGCCAGGAGCGAGTCAATCTCGCCATAAGACGACACTCGGCTCAGATACCAAGACTCACCGACGTATTTAGAAACAGCCCGATTACTTTGCACGTTCAGAATGCCCTCGTTGTTGTGCTGTAGTTTCCCGTTGCTAAACAAGGCGTAACCCTGCGAGCAGGCAGCCGCCACTTCCTTGGCGTAAAGTTGCCAAACGACGAAGCCGTTGCGCTTCAGGCGTTGAGTCAAGTTCGGAGCCACTCGAGCGTCGATTGCTATGGCCTTGATTTTGTGGTCTCGATACAGCTGCACAATTTGGTTATAGAGCAACTGCTCGGACGGCTGGTTGAAGGTGGCAACTAGTTCGGTCTCGATGACGTCGTCGCGGCGGTTGGCCGCGGCGATTGTCGCATACTCCCATTTGGCGGTGACGTCGACTCCGAGGACTGAGCCTTCGATTTCTGTAATTCCCTGCCCGGCCGCAGCGTGGAACAGGGTAGCCGGTAGCCACGTCTCGGTCACGCCGGCAATGAATTGGTTTAGACGGTAACGTCGGGCTTCGTGCTCGGGAATGGTTGCCAAGTCTGACAGCATGCGCTCCAGGGGAATGCGACCGCACTCGACCGCCGGGTTGCTGGCCAGAATGGCAGCCGGGTCGTTTACGTCAGAGCCTTCGGGAGCCGTCCAGTTGAAAAAGCCAAAGCGCTCAAGTTCAGGGTCGCCGTTAGCGCTGCGCTCTCCCTGCTTGTAAAGGTCGATGAGTGTCTCGCTTGACTCGTCGCCTGCGGTGGTAATCATGAACACTGCGCCGTCAGCTGAGAGAGACGACGTGCCTAAGACGGCAGCGGAATACATGCCACGCTTAGCGAGGTGACCTTCGTCGAACAGGCACAGGCTAATCGGGATACCTTGGAGCGCTGCTTCTTTGGCTGGCTTCACGTCGTAACGGCCACGGCCGTCGGCGGTCACAATGCCTCGGCGTTCGGTTGCCTTCTTGAAGCGTTTACGCAGTGCCGGGTTCTCCTGGATAACAAACAGGACTCGGCTATAGATAATCATGGCCTGCTCGGTGCTCGAGGCGAGGCTAAGCACTTGGGCTCCGCCGTTAGGCATGTGCATGAGCAGTCCGTAGAGTCCGAGGATTGCGCCCAGGAGCGACTTGCCTGACTGGCGAGGGATTGAGACACAGACTTGGCGGAAGCGGAGCCTGCCTGGCAAGGTTGGGTGGTCTTCAGGGTAACGCTCGAGCATGTGACGAAGTAGCCACTCTTGCCACTCGTCCAGTTGAATGCCGTCAGGGCTCTCAGGCGAGCGCCAAGCCAAACGCACCAACTCTATGAGCTTGTCTCCGTCGGTGACGAAGTCCTCGCTGAGCGGTTTGGTGTAGACGGCCGGGTAAAGCATTAGTGCTTCAGCAAGTTCTCTAACGGGTCGAAGTCTGGCTCCGCACTTAACGC